TTGACCTCCTTTCGTAAACTTAATATAATTAAACTATTAAAAAAATCGACCGTAATAAAGACGGGCTCATAAAAGGTGTCGATTATGTCTTCACTGAGGACGGACTTATTGACTGGCGCAAGATGGTTAAACCAGAGCACCTTGTCCCGAACAAAGATCGCACATCCGAAACAGACGTAACCAAGTTAAAAGATTATCAATTAATTATCTTACTAGGGGGCATCAAAGAACTAGCCCAGATAAGGGGCTTTACTGATGTGAAATATGAAGTAACGGCTCCACATCATGAATGTGTTGTTGCGACATGCACCATTACTTGGATTCCTAATTACGAAACGGAAGACAGGGAGGTCACCTTTTCAGCCATTGGTGATGCTACCCCACGAAACACCAACAGCTTTGCGAGTAACTTTCTTGGCCCCATCGCAGAAAACAGAGCTTTTGTCCGTTGCGTAAGGAATTTCTTAAAAATTAATATTGTTGGTAAGGAAGAGCTCGGCGGAGCCGATGCGCCCTCCACGACAAATTCGTCAACGGCGACAGGCTCATCGGATACCTCAATGGACCCAAGGAATATGCTCGAATCCGTTATGAATGAAAAGGGTGTATCTTTTGAAAAAATTAAAACCAAGTTAATCTCTGAAAAGTATAATGGCGCAGAAGACATGAGTAGTCTTAATGACGTCCCCAAGCTCAAAGCCTTTGAGCTAATCGAGAGACTAAAAAAGATTAAGCCTAAAAATGGGTAATCCCGTTTAAAGAGGTAAATGAGTTTGGACTAAATGCCTCTCCCCCCTGCGTTACAACGCGCACGGGGGCTTTGTAATTATCTAAGACGTCTGAAGAAGCTGTCAGAGCGAGACCGGTCGTTCCTGTCGCTCCCACAACAGCTAGCTCAAATTGACCGAGTAAAACCTTATCTACGTTAGAAAAATTCGTCCCACTGATAGTAAACTGAGTGCCTATGTTAGCTGTCGAAGGAGAGAGAGTGTTAACCGTGGGAGCATTTCCGCCCAAGCTAGCCTGAAGAAGGCTATAGTCTGAAACGATATGATCTTGAACCTTAGCGCCGATACTTTTGTTGGATATAAAAGCATTAACTGAATAAGTCTGCAAAGAATTTGCATTTTTATCTTTAAAATTAAAATTAAATGTTTCTTTCTGCCCAGTAACTGGAAGAGACAAGTCGTAATCGAACAGGGAAAGCTCAACGCTAACCCTTTTGTGGCTATTTACGACTCCCCCGATGTTAGCTCCAGCCGTATTAAAGTTATCCTCTACGACGTGAGAGGGCTTAATATCTGACTGAAACGAATAGCTAATATTTCTTATCTTATCCTCGGACACAACCGATCCATTATCTAAAGACATATCGGATACGACTAAGGGATCTAAATTCGCCAATGACGACTGACTTGGGACAAAAGTGCCGCCGATTTTTTCAAAAAAATCCAGACCAGCTGTTATTTCCAAGCTGGAATAAGGCTGAGAGTCAAATGCATAAGACTTTAAATACCCAGAAGAAACAGAAAGCCCATTAAAACTCAAAGATATGGGACTTTTATCATTAATCATATAGGCGGCCAATGGATCTTGACCAGTCAAAAAATATGTTATATTGAAAGTCCCCTTGGGCGGAGCGCTCGCGGCGAATTCAAAAGAGTTAGTAAAATCAGACCTAAATCGCGGAGCGATTTGGGCATCGTATCTCATAGATGCAGAGCTGCAGAACAAATCAGCCCCGTTTACCTTAATCCTTACATCCTTCTGATTATAAATAGCCATCTTTTAGCTTATATTCCATTAATAATTACACTATTATAGTGTAAATAAGATAGAAAGGTATAAGGTAATATGGGATCTATATATAACGTAAGCAAGTGGACGACTTCGCCCTCGACTTTTAAAAAGAATGATTTTGTAGAAGACTCTGCTACGGATGGAAGGTATTGGTACTCGTTGCAAGATGACAACTCTGGCCAAACGCCCGCCGTGGGCTCAACCCATTGGGATGGAAATATAAATGTTACGATAGACGGCTCGACAACTATTCAGCCTTATTTTTTTTGGGCACCCTCTTACAACGTACAAGTCTCTCACCAGCCCAGAATTCAAACCATACAGTTCGGCGACGGCTACGAACAAAGACTAAAAGACGGAATCAATAATGATATATTAAAATTGAATTTATCTTTTGAAAGTAGAGGCGAACAGGAGGCCGCGGCTATATTACATTTTTTGCACACCAAGGGGGGCTACGCTCCTTTTTACTTTAAAACTACGCCTCCATATTCGATAATCAAAAAGTTTGTCTGTAAATCTTTTAATAGTACGTTCGTCTTTGCGGATAATTATAATGTTACATGTAGCCTAGAAGAGGTATCCTAAAAATGGCAGGACCAAGCAAAGCAACAACCGGCGATACGCAGACCGGAATGAAAAAAATAGCCAAGGAAGTTACTTCCTTAGAGCCCTCCGCGCTGATCACCTTGTATGAGATAGACGTTTCCGACTTACAAGCGACATTGAACCTCGGTACAGGTCCTATTGAGCAATCCGTACTAAGGTTCCACAATATGGAAGTCCTCAACCAAACAACGATAGCGTTTAGGGGGCAAGCTTATCATCCAGTTCCGATAATGACCGACGGGTTTGAAATGAAAAGCGACGGATCCCTACCACGCCCGACGCTTACTTTTGTCTCTCTAAAAGCTATAGACGACTTAGCTTCGAATAATCAATTCGCTTCTCTTAAAAGAGCCCTACTGGAGCTAAACAATATGATTGGAGCAAAAGTAATTAGAATAAGAACATTTGCAAAATTCTTAGATGCGTCCGGTAATGATTTTATAAAAGAAGCTGGACAATTTACCGAGTCTACTAATCCTGAATTTCCCAGAGACCTTTATTATATAGAAAGAAAAATAGCAGAAGACAAAAACACAATGCAGTTCGAGCTGGCTTCGACAATGGACATGGAAAACTTTAAGCTCCCCGGCCGGCTTTGTTTAGCTAATCGGTGCCCTTGGACCTATAGGGGAGAGGGGTGTTGCTACGAATTTAAAGCTACATCTCTAACGGCCGCCTCGGGGCAAAAGGACACTTTTGGAGCGACGGGCCATTTGCCCAATTTCGCGCCCCCAATCGCTAATGACGAAGACGAACTTCTAACTGGGATTCTTACGGGGTCCAACAAGCAAGCTTTCTATAATCCCTATACGGTATCCGCATCAGCGCCAACCCAATATGATTTTGATAAGGCTGGGGGGTACACACAGGGCAGCGTAGTATATGTAACAAAAAATGGAATTAAGTTTTATTATGTAGCAAAACTCGGTGGGGTCCCAGCCCAAACGGGTCCGCCGCCTAACTCTAGCTATTGGGAAGCAGACCAATGCTCTAAAACTCTACAGGGGTGTAAGTTAAGGTGGGGCAAAAATGGCGCAGCAAAAAACGGATCAACTCCCAGCATCAGCAACGATCCAGCGAATAAGTTTTTACCGTTTGGGGGATTTCCGGGAACAAATACTAAGTCGACTATTCAATAATGAATATATTAAATAACAAAATAAAAAAAGAAATAGAAGACCATGCGCGCGAAGAGCTGCCAAATGAATGCTGTGGCTTGATAATATCCCAAGAAGAAAAGACCGATGTTATACGCTGCGAAAACGCAGCGGAAAATCCGAGGGTAAATTTTAGAATAAGAGGAAAAGACTATCTAAAAGGGTCCAGCGCTGGAAAAATTGTGGCCTATTATCATTCGCATCCAGAAGATAACGTGGGAGTTTTTTCGCCGGCAGACAAGGCGGCAAGCGAAGGCCATGGGATACCAATAATACTTTTTAGTATGAAAAATCATAAATTTTTACAATACAATAACTAAATGACTACTATAAAACTACATGGTAAACTCGCCGAGGCCATCGGAAACACGGAATGGAATTTAGAAATTAAAAGCGTAGCCGAAGCGCTATACGCAATAAACTCTCAAACTGATAATCAAATTCAAAAGTTTTTTATAAAAAGGGAGAACGGCCTAGCTAGGTATGAAGTCATAGTCGATGATGTAGCGCTTACTCCGTCGGACGACCTAAACTGCAACGAGCTCTCTATCGAAAGGGAAGGCATGAAAAAAATAGAAATCGTCCCCGTTCTAGAAGGATCCTTCCTAGGGTTCCTCGGTATACTTTTGGGAGGAGTGGGACTGCTTACAGCGACATCTCCAATGGGAGCGATGGTAAGTATTATGCTCATCGCCCAAGGAATAAGTAGCATGTTAGCCGAACCACCCCCCATGCCGGAACAAAGAAAAATAGAAAATCCAAGCTCCGACCCTACAGCGTTAGCAAACTCATATCTATTTAACGGCCCGACAAACGTTTTAAATGAAGGCGGCCCCGTGCCACTAGGGTATGGAAGACTAATTGTAGGCAGCCAAACTGTTATGAGCTCATATGACGTTAAAAAGGTATTAGTAAGACACGCGGGAAGAGTAAGATAAAATGTCAGTAACTACGAATACATCTAGCGCTGGAGGCGACCACCAGTATTATGGCGTATCTCAACAAGGGACGAATACCACGCTAAACAAGCTCTATGGTGTCCAAGAAATAAAACACTTTGGAATTACGGGGAAAGAGGGCGTGGTCTCTGGAGAGTTCACCAGCGGCCCATATGTTGGAGAAACGGGATATTATACCAGTAGGAGTATTGTAAAGACTCTTGATCTAATTTCTGAAGGCCAAATTGAAGGAATAGTGAGCGGGGAGTACGTGCCCACGACTGGCGCAGGAGGAACAGAAAGCAAAGAGGGGGACATTGGTTGGCAGAATATGAAGTTCAAGTCCTTCGCGTCTCAAAATCCCGAATCGTTCTTAAGGTCTGTTTATTTAAATGACACTCCCGTGGTTAACGAAGCTCAACTTTATAATTTCCAAGCTTGTGAGGTAGCTATCACTGATGGGGTACCATCAGGAATAGGCACTAGTGATAAATTTTTATACATAGGAGAGAATGCTCCGATTGAAAAAACTAGAAAGATTAATGAAAGGTTAAGGGGCCCAGATATTAATGACGATAACGACAACCCCTTTTATTACTATACTAAGGTCTATAGATTTTTAAATAAGGACTTAGATAAAGTAAGAGTAAATATTAGAATACCAGCCCTTTCTTACACCAAAGTAGACAATTCTAGGGAAGAGGTCGTAGGGGAAGGGATAGGCTCAGACGGTAGCCGCCAGTACTTAGTCAGGGCCGAGTCGCAGTGGCCGACTGAGGAAATAGGTCAAGTTCTTGGTTCCGAGCTTACCTTTAAAATTAGATACAGGCCCATTTTTCAAGACGCCATGGGCAACATCGATTTGGGCGTAGCGAAAGGGTGGTACGGACTAAATGGCGCAGAGGGTACGCCCATCACGAGTATAGTCCAAGGACTAGTGCAAAGCCCATACCTTCACGACGTAACAGTTTCCTTCGCTGATGAACTTAAAATTTCTCAAACTGGAAAAGAGATCGTTGGCTGGGAAATAGAAGTAACCCGAATCACTCTTGACTCTATAGAAAGCCACGTCGCGAATCAAACGTTTATAGACTCCATAACGGAGATATTTGAAAGCACCCTCTCTTATCCCAACTCGGCCATGACGGCAATGAATTTTAATGCCGAATATTTTTCTTCGATACC